GGAGCCTTCATAGGAAAGGAAAATACGATAGCCTCTTTGTTGTATGGGTCGTCCTCGTATTCGATCCCTGCGTCTATTAGAGCCTGATTCAGGGGGTCTTTCTTGTCCTGTCTGATACGCCTGATGTAGTACTTTGCGTAAGAGGGGTGCAACCCTGACCCAGCAACCCCAGTTAGCTGACTCACGGTCCCTGAAGGCTTAATGCAGGTAATGGCAGCAGATGGTTTAATGTCCATCTTCTTGGCCCAGACTGTGTTCATGAAAACAGCAGACCCTCTCCATGCGTCAAGCTGAGAAGGTGTAGCATTCAAGACGGTGGGGCAATCAAACACCCCAGTAAAGCTAACACCTAGTAACCTCTCTTCCTCTGCGTTCTTTCTCCAGATCGGTCTGACGTATCTGAAGTCGGTGAGAGCAGACTGGATAGTTCCAAGGATGGTAGCTAATCCTATCTTGCGGGAGACATCATCAACAGTATCAGTGGGGCGCAACACTACTTCTGAGAGGTTGCACGTTTCTGCACTCCTCAAGCAAATTTCAGAACATGGATTGCAGCCGAATTCATGGTCCTTGTCCCTTCTTTCAGGCATGAGTTTCTTAGCAGCCTCTCTGTTAAAGATGCCCCGCTCTCCACTGTGTGATTCGTAGAGAGACAGCCACTCACGCATGAAGATACCCATGTCGGGCTTCTCTGTGTAGCACACGCTGTTGTTAGCCAAGGCACGTTGTGGATTCTCTATCCACCACTGGCCTGTCTTTGCGTGTCTCATTCTTTCGTCAGTCAGGTTGCTTAGACTGATCTCTGCTGCTCTCCTTACTCCACCAACTACCACACTCTCTCCGTTCCAGCACATAAGGTCATGGCACTCAATGCTGTTTAGTTTTCTGCCCTTAGCATTCTGGAAGGTGTGGATGTAGTGACCGAACAATCTTTCCAGAGGATCAGGTCCACTTGCTCTTCCCCCGAAAATTTTAAGACGAGCGCCAGCCTCACGAATTCTACTGTAGTCTACCTTGGGTATCATCCCCTGATAGAGCAGACTCACCAATTCTCTCAACGCTTTTGCCCATCCTATCTTGCTGTCAGAAACAACGATAGTGGTGTCTGACTGATGAAACTCTTCAGCTACCTCTGGAAGACGGCTAATGAACTGTCTCTCCACGCTGAACCCTACACCAGTTCCACAGAGAAGAACGTAAATGGATTCGTCAAATGCTCTAATATGATCTACTGCGAGATAGGCACAGTTGTATCCTGCCATGTGGTCTCTGGTCAGAGCGCCAGTACCGGGATCAGGATCGGCAGTCATGAAGGCTCTCATAGAGGGCATCACTTCCATATCAAGGATGGCTTGCTTAACTTCTTTAGGAAAGCCTATGGTATAGCCAGCCAGAACCCACGCCATGTAGTCGCAGTAACGATTGACTGTTTCTTCCCACGATTCTCTGCGCCCCTCAGAGTCTAGGTAACGAGCGTACCGACTCTTGTGAATCACCTTCTGATATTCAGTTATCATTTAATTTCCTTCCACTTGTCATGTGGATACCATTCCCATTCTGTTATTGACTCCCAGTTTTCTTCTACGCACCAGAACCCTTGGACGCTATCCCTCTGGATAATCTCAAGGACTTTAATTTCTTCCGTAGCCTTGTTTTGTAGCTTGACTTTTTTACGCTTTGTTTCCATTTGTCTCTCAGCTTGTGTTCGTTTGCCCATTCTACAAAGTCATCAAGAGACATTCCGGTGTGTTTGAAAAACCATCTGTCCCATGAGTCTCCCTTTGAAGTTACATCCCACCTCTTGGGATATATTTTTCTGGCTAAGTGATAGACACGGAACGTCTGATCTACATCTTCTTGCCAGTAGAGACTGGGGGTGTTGCCACCCCCGTCCTCTCTAGAATGGTAGCGAGTCGTCATCCTCGCTTGTTGAAGAAACTGCTGAACTACTTTCCTTCTTGCCCATCTGCATTGAGTGAGCAATGATGCTGGTACTGTACTTCTCAATACCGTCTTTGCCAGTGTACTTGCTGTAGGATATTCTCCCTTCAACGTAAAGTTCCTGACCTTTCTTTACATACTCAATCACAGTGTTGGCAAGCTTACCAAAGAACGTCACACGATGCCAGTCCGTCTTTTCATTGTCACCGTACCCACTGTTGGTAGCGAGAGAGATGTTTGCAACTGCCTCTCCCTTGCCTGTCTCCCGCGCTTCCGGGTCTCTCCCTGCGCGACCAACCAGAATTACTTTATTTACATTCATATCACATTACCCTCTTGTCAGACCACGATGGGTCATATTTCTTTACCAACTTCCAAAGCGAGAGAGCGTGTTTGAACATATCTGAGTAGCGAGATGTGTCCTCATGCTCCCATTCAAGCACACGATGGCCTTCACCAACGTCTATGAATAAGTTCATTATCCTGCGCGTGTTTCCCATACCGTAATTGTAGGCTGCTAGTTGCGCACCGTAGTCATCGTAAACCATTTTCTTCACATTAGGTTTGGCTGGGAATTCCTTAGTCTTGAAGTCTATCACCCACTCATCATTGTGTAAATCAATTTTTCCACCATAGCCTGAGTGGTGAGCAAAGGAGTGTTCCGCTACCCAGTCACCACTGTCGCACACCTCGTTCAGCTTCTGGTGTACGTTGTGACATATCTCCTCATATTCTGGGGAAACTTTAATTCCTTTGAAGTAGAGTTCAAGATGGTCATGGACAACTGTTCCACGATTCATTACCTGTTGCTGTTTCTTGCTGAACCGTGTTCTAGCCTGTTCCTCGTACTCAGAGTAGGTCTGCTCTCCATACATGTTGTCTGCTGAATGGAACTCCGCCCAAAGGGCTTCCATCAGTTCGTTCTGCATCCACTTGTTGAGCATAGGCTTGGCAACGATGTCACCCCATACAGTTGACACCGATGGAACCCATCCTTCCTTTCTGGCCTCACGCAGGGTTGTAGGCTTTGGCCCCAGCTTTCCCTGCACCTCATAGCGCGGGTTACCTTGTCTATCATACCAATGGCTCATAGGTCTGGTCCTCGTAGTTCTTCAGGAAAATCTGATTCTTGTGGAAGAAGCCCGGCTATTTTTAAAACCTGATCATAGCGGGATGTATCGTTGGCTACCTTTGCCCAACTTACGCAATTATAATCTTTACATAACTGTGGTCTATCTTCATAGATACTGCATTCCCAGTGTGGAGTAGCGGAATGTTTTGTCTTTTTAAGATGAGAACATCTTATGCTCAGTGAGCCATCACTGAAGGTGATTTCTGGATGATTTTCTGCGATTGTCCGGTAAAACTCCAGTTGTCTATCGTCTTCAGTAGCAGGGGTTACTGTAAGTTCACAACATAGCCCACATTTCTTGCACAACTCACTGGTGATATCCTTCTCTTGAAGGGGCCAGTCCTGCAAAGTAACCGGAAATTCAAAATCGTTCATGATCTTTTCTTAAAGTCGTCAGATTCATCTTCAGAATACAATCCGTATTTGTATCCACCACACAACTTAAGGACGGCTCTATTTTTTGCTCTCTTCTCTGCCATCTCAACAATGTAAGTGCCAACGTGATTTCCATCAGGCTTTTTACCTCTGACCACGCTACCGTAGCTTTGAACAGCAGTGTTCTGTCCAACAGCAATTGCTTTAATAACGGCAAAATCTCTCTCGATTACTACATGCTCAAACGTAACTCTTATATTGAGATTGGCTTGAATTTTTTCAATGCCTGTGAGTTTGATTATGGAAAACCCAAGGTGCTTATCTTTCCAGATGTCTTCATCAACGATGAGGTTGTGGCGCGTGACAAGCCCGTTTAAGAATTGACTTCTAGTCATTGGAAGTACCTCATTATTTAAGTCTGTCATACGTTGTTCTCTCTCGTATTGCTCACGGTCCTGAATTTCTTGAGCGTTGTAGTCATGTCCTTCATTATAGTCTGGCCCGGTTGTTGCTGCAATACCTTCTTCTGAATGCCCATTACTCATATGTCACCTCTGGGATATCTGCCCCAAGTTCTATACCGATTTGTACTGATCTTTCTATCAACTCTGACATTTCGTTTTTAGTCAAGCCAGAGGTCTGTCTTAGTTTAGTTCGTTTCTCTTTCTTAAGGTTCAGATACTCTTCAGTTCCGAATACAGTTTCGAGAAGGATATCCTTGATCTCTGCTTTTGAATGCCCTGTCTTTTCTGCTATGGAACCACACCATGCATGAAACATATCGTTCTGTTCTAATGAACGGTTTTCTTTGTAAGGGCGTAAGATGAGTTCGAGAACGGGTTCATCGTTTGGCTCATCCTGAAGTTTTAATTCACCCAGAATAGAACATGCGAAATCTCTAACACGAGCGTTGCGTAGTATCCAGCGTCTTTTCATGCTTTTTCTGCCGGAATGCATAGAGAATTGTGCGACACCATATCCCCAAATATATTTTCTCCTTCATACTCCTCAGAGTACAAAGGTGGAATAGACTCATGCACAACATAGTTATACTCAAATAACTGATCGTTTAGAAACTCCCAATTCTCTTCTCTATCGACTTCCATGTAAATGTATGGTCGCAATTCTAAAATGGTTTGGCGACCGCCGACCAGCACCTCTGGCTCCATCCCTTCAACGTCTATTTTTATGAAGTCGCACTGATCTAAGCCTATGTCATCTATTCTACAGACCGCTACTTTCTCTCCGTGTAAATCAACGGCTCCAGTTTCTTCTTTGACCTTCTCTATCGAGTGATCCTTTAGAGACAATCCCCCGAAATTATTTTCAGTTTCCGGGTCGATAAATGCTACTTCAATTATCTCTCTCGTAGAGCCAACACCCAGTTGTTTGCAGTCAGCGTTTTGGATTGAATTGAGAGCCATGTTAGCGCAAAGCATCTGGAATACATATCTTTGAGGCTCGAAAGCAAGCACCAGTTTTGAATTTTGTGCAAACCATAAGGTATGAGTACCAATGTTCGCTCCTATATCTAGGACAACACTTTCCTCGTTGACATACTTGGAGAATACTTTCTTCTCCTCTAGTTGGTAATCTCCATACATCTCTATTGACTTCCCAACGTATTGATCCATTGGATTGTAAACAATCTTGCCGTAAGGGGTATCTTTTATGAGATTAAGCATGACTTAGTGAAGGTCAGTGCGCTGAACAAACTCAATTGAGTTAACCGCTGTGGTGAATTCGTATCCAGTCTCACCAATCCGGAAACCTGCTCCATCCAGAAGTTCTGTAATTTCATGTTCTAGAATTTGCTTGGATAAATTAGTTATCGCTTCATGTTCCGGGCCGGTATCGACCCACAACGTGATGAGCGTCACCACTTTATAAGCGATTCTGCTGTTGCCCGTGTCTGCGTCTGGTATAGCCATATCAATTGGTCTTCCGTGGTATATTCTGAGGCATGGCACTTCATATGGCAACCCCTGCATACAGGTATCACATGAAGGTCGATGGGCTTCTTCCCCATCCCTGTCCCTACTCTCACATGGTGAGCCTCTACACCGTAAGTCCCGCAGCCCCAACAAGGCTGCTTGTGAATCCAGTCAAAATATTTTCCTTGACGGGCCATAGAACGTAGATTATCATAGGGGGTTCAATAACACAACCCCACGTAAGTGATTGATAATGCTAACACTAATAGAGAAAAGGGAACACGTTCTCAATGTTCTGCTCCGTGCCGAAACGCTCTCTCCCACAGAAAAGTTGGTGGCAGTGGCGATGGTCTTTAAGATAGGTGATAATGGAGTGGTGGACTTGAGAATGAAAGAGATCGCCGAGTTATCCTCTTTGACTGTAAGGGGGCTAAGAGATGTACTTAAACGCCTTCAGGCCAAACGGATTTTTGACACCCGTTTCCACGGAGCAAAGAAGACATACTACTTTGCCATGTGGAGAATGTTATGAGTAAGGGTAATTTCTGGGGTCCATTGCCTGTCTACATTCTTCAGGACCACAGGCATAAGTCTGGTCATCTGAGAGTGATGGGCGCTATTCTGAGTTGTCCTCAACCCTACTTTCCCAGCCTCAATGAAATAGCTGAGAGGAGTGGGCATACGCCCAAGTATTGTAGCAAGATGATATCTGAGATGGTGAACTTTGGTACTCTAGAAAGGGAACAACGGTACAGGGATACCAATATCTACCGCTTGGTTTCTACCCCCACCACTGAGGTAGACTCCACCACTGTAGTGGACTCAGACTCCACCACTGTAGTGGAACTAAAAGAATCTTTAAAACAAAACAAAAGTAATGGTATGGAACCGGGGTATCAGAGGTTCTGTTTTACCTACCCTAGACACCGCTTGGGTATTAAAAGAACGCTGCATCAATACTGGACGCTTAACGGATTGGAAAAGATTGCCCTCAAGATCATCCGTTGCGTGGAAGACCACAAGGAATCAGATGACTGGACCAGTGATTCAGGGAAGTGGGTTCCGGGGGCGCAGAAATTCCTTGAACAGGAGAGATGGATCGAGTACACTGATGATCCAATGGCTAAATTCGAGGAAGACTGATGCAATTAATTACTCCTGATCTTGAAGATTTTATGGAACCTGTGGATGTTTCAGGCCATGTGTTCTCTCCTAATAACTTTAGGACAGAAACTCTAGAGTGGATAGAGAATAGAAATAATAAATCTGGCTGTCGCATCCCATGCCTTACGGAGACTGACCTCAGAATAATTCCCGGCACTCTCTCCGTGTGGGCTGGAATCAACGGGCATGGCAAGTCTGCTCTGATTCAACAGTTCTGCCTATGGTGGGCAGATGGAAAGTACACGGACAAGGAAGAGAAAGTTCTCTTCTGGTCACCTGAGATGGCTGTCCATGTTCAGATTGAACGAATGGTGAAACAGGCTCTAGGTGTTGGTGAGCCTACAGCCAAAGCAGCCAGTTATGTCATGGATTACTTAGAGGGAAAGGTTTATATCTACGGGAAAGAGGAACACGTTAGAGCAAATGAATTAATAGCCTTGGCTAGGTGGGCATCTGCAAACAACTTTACCCATCTTGTGTTAGACTCCCTCATGATGGTAGACCTTCAGACGGATCAGGCCAACCTTAACCTTGGACAAAAGAACTTTATTCGGATGCTGAAAGAGGCAGCGAGGGTGACTGGCTTGCATATTCACTTGGTCGCTCATATGAGGAAAGGCGAGAATGAGTATAAGAGACCGGATAAGATGGATATAAAAGGCTGTGGTGAGATTTCAGATTTAGCTGACTATGCCTTTACTATATTTAAAGACCTAAAGAAGCAGAAAATATTGAATGAGAACCCTGATAATGAAGAGTATCAGAGGAAGCCGGACGGGTACTTGGAGTGCTTAAAGAATCGTTATGATCCTGAGCATCCCACGCTGCCATTGTGGTTTAGTGGAAAACCCTTTTCGTTTAAGCAGGGCAGAAGAGCGCCAGTCCCTCAACTTATAGACCCTTCAGGCAAGGAGTTAGAGCATGGCTACATCCCGTAGTAAGGGAGAACTAATATTTGCTCAACAACTCACGGATGCTACCTTTGGTACTGAGGAGAAGAAGTACAGTACCTTGGGTCTAGGGGAGTGGAAGGAAGAATATGTCTTTCTAAAAGACAGGCGGTTTAGGTTCGACTTTGCGTGGCCTAAACACATGATAGCCGTAGAGATAGAAGGGGGAACTTGGAATCAGGGTCGCCATGTAACTGGAGCCGGGTTTGCCAAAGACTGCGAGAAGTATAATTTAGCTGCTCTAGAAGGCTGGAGTGTGTACAGGTTTCCTACGCAGATGGTGAATGATGAGACAGCTATTAAATTTATGCACAAGATTTACGTTAAGTTGCCCGGCTCATGGCAAATGTAGTCTGGAAAAAGATGATGGACGAGTGGGGAAGTCCGTGTGATGGATGTGAGAAGCATGATACATGCCGTGACCATGAAACAGCATGTGAACAGTTTCAAAACTATGTAGAGACTGGTGAAGTAGAATTGGTATTACCAAAAATACCAACAAAAGAAATATTCATGGAGATTTACTTTGAGGAAGAACTCGAAGGAGAATTTTAAATCACTAACTACTCAATCGTCTAGCATCTTCCACAACCCTCGCAGGTCTTGGGAGGATATGTGCTTTGCATTAGCTGGGATGGATCGTATTATAGCCAGATACGCTAGGCTTAAATATGCGGGAGAGTACGCGCACTATGAAGATATATCTAGGCATGTTTATGGTGAGATAGTGAAGATGGCGAAGGCTCAGGGATGGAAACACAGGCCAAGGTTCGCTAGGCCCACTGACCTCCCGATGGATGTGCGAGGCTGGTTTGCCTATAGATTAGCTGAGTTAGCATTACAGGAGAACGTAGGGTCTGATAGATGCAGACGATGTAATGGGAGAGGTACGATCCATACAGGGTTCAAAAGCATGGATTGTTTTAGTTGCGAAGGGTCAGGAATTCTAAAAAGAACAGAGACTTATAGAGCAAAGTTCATGGGGGTTAATAGAGTTACATGGGAAAGGCAGTGGAAGTACAGGTTCAGGCAGCACATTCTTGGGATTTTTGATGTGTTCGAGTTTGAGATCAGCAAGGAACTGGACCGAAGGCTTTGAACTGGTTTGAACTGGTTTGTTGTGGTGGCTCCTTTTTAAATACTGTCATCATTCCATTAGGGGGGGCTACAGATCTACCCCCCAATATGTTATAATGGCTTTAGAGGATAGGAGTATGGGCAGACCAAGAAAAAGTTATTACGGAGAAGATGAAGGGCTTGCGATCCGAAAGAAGATGCGCGAGTTTGATTTAGAGGATCTAGATCCAGAGTTTAAGAATCAGGATTCTCAAACTACAGATCCGCAGATCCCCGTTGATCAAGAGGATGAAGACTGGCAGGAAAGGATGTATGAGAGGTGAGTCGCCAGCTACAGGTTGAGTTTCCTGATGAGCGTATGCGAAAGTATTGGTTGGATAATAATGTAGAGATGAGTCCAGCTGAGATGGGATTTAATATTGAAGGTAGGATAAGGTGTCATAAGAATGAGATGGGCTGGCATTACACCAGAAAATATAAGGATGGTGAGCAGTTCCCTATAGAGTTGGAGTGGAGGTGGCATGAAGCCTAAATTTTAGGCAAAAAAAAATGCCCCCCAAGGCGGGGGGCTAATGTGGAGGAAGTTTAAGGAGATTTGATTGCAGTAATTACACCGTCCTTAATGCTGACGATCTCGAATCTATTGGCAATTGCTTTCTCATATTCACCAAGTTCCAAATTGGCTTGCCAACCTTTACGGGTCATCTTCCCTACACCAGACTTATCGCCCTCGTACACACCGATGTAAATGGGTGCGCTCTTACGGGCAAGAAACTTGCTGTAGTACAGGACGGCATCACGATCACGCCATGATGGGATGACATTAAGCACATCTGATAATGTCACAGAGTGCGACCCGCCAATGCCTATGACAAATGAAATTGCTTTGGCATTATGTTCCGCGCTCTTATGGATGTGATCGTATACTACGTTTTTAACTTTACGTTCAGCCAAGTACAGGGTAGCATCCTTGTGGTAACCGCCTCCGACATCAAGGTTCACGCTATAGGATCGCCACCTTACCTTTTTGAACAACTTGGGTACGTTGGTTGAGTCGTATGACATGACTCATGCTGCCATTGAAACAGGCCAGTCAGCTTGAGCGTAACGATTCCACAATCGCTGTGGGAAAGACAGAATATTTCCGCCTATCTCCTCCAGCTTAGTAGCTTCATCGTAGTTGGTGTGATCGTTTGCCGTGCGTGTTATTGCATTGGCAAAACCCCACTGGGTGAAATCCCCATCCTTGTGCAGAGCATCAAAGATATTCTGTTGCGCGGTACGGGAGAGACCAAACTCCTTACCAACCACAATCAATGCTGGTATGGTGCGCTTCTGCTTTGGCTCAGGGTGAGGGTCGAGGTGTCTAATTCTAGTAGACAGATGGGCTGTCGCGGTCAAACGCTCCACTACCTTCTCGAACTGAGAGTCACTGAAACATTTCTCAAGCAGTTCTTGAAGCTGTTTGCGTATAACCCTAACGTAATCCCCGTAGGCAGGATTGCCCTGTGGGTATCGTGATGGATCATCCCAATACTGAGGCATGATTCCGATCGGTTGCACTCCGGTAAGATGCTTCCTGCTGAATGGGTTACCTATCCAGTCAGTAAGTACAGCACCATTGGAACACGCCAGTACGCCTAGATAACCACCGCCATGTATCTTACTTATTCCGGTTTCACCATTCTTTAATCTGAATCCGCACTCAACATACTCCCCCACCTTGACTTCCTTTTTCATAGTGGGCATCGTGCATTTCACATTGAGAAAGTGATCGCTCTGGTTACATGACGCAATCTCCAATGCTCCGTTCTTGAACTTCTTAATTTCCGGAACACAAGCATCTAGAAGAACCTCATCGTCAAACCTCATGTACTGCGAGGAATGAAACGAGCGCAACTGATACTCATCCCCGTCTGCGATGCCATAGTCTGCAGTCTCAGGTTTCCAGAGTCTGAACATACGTCTTTGCTTGTTCGAAATTGGATCACTGAACCATTCGTTAAGATTGTGGGTTGCTAACTCTGCTTTACTTTCATTGGTGCAGTACCTGTGATACGAAGCTGGCATATGGGCGTAACCACAAATTAAATCCAGCGCATGATTATCAACTTCCGCATTGATGGATGACGAATCCGGCAGTGTCAGTTTCATATGCTGTGGTCTACCAGCGACATTGTAGAACTCACACATCTGCACGTTCTGGATTACATCAAACTTCCGAGACGCTCGATCACGAGCAACAGCTTGTAAGTCATCAAATGACTTGTTACCATTTCCTTGTTTCATGTTTTTCTCCATGAGTTAAGGGGTTTAAGGGATGCTCCGTCATGCCTTTAGAGACTTGATGCGTCATGACTAGTTCATACAGCATTCTCTAGGCAGAGAGGCAACGTGAAATCCAAGACAAGATTAACGAACACGGAGCAACATCCGAGCCTAGCTAGGATTCATTCAAAGTGTGGCCCTCGTTTGTCGATGGGTTTAACTTTTACAATCGTAACACCAAAGTATTCTAAAGCAAAGTCGATTGCCTCTGCTCTAGTTTCAAAAGGACAATCGTTTGCAGTCACTGGTGTTTTGCGAGTTAATGATGGGTACACCACATTGAACCCAACCACAGACGGCTCAGGTTCAACCAATGATGGTTCAGTAGTTAATGGTTTCATATTTGCTCCCTAGTTTGTGAGACTCGTAGTACTACGAGTTAAGATGCCGGAGACCGCACTGCACATCAATGATCCTCATCCCTGTCAGAATGTGCA